ATGTCAGGTGATTTCCGATTCGACTTTTCCAAGAAGTCCAAGGGCAAGAAGGCTGTGAAGCCGGTGCCGGAAAATCTGGACGAGAACGCGAAGGAGTACCGGGAGCGCGCCCGTGCGGAGCGCAAGCGTTTCGTGGATGCGACCGACACCGAGTTCTGGCTGTGCCTGTGCTTCCCCTCCCCCGCCGAGATGACGCGGTGGCGTGAACGGTTTGGCTTCGGCGAAAACCACCGGATCTATGCGTACCGTGATATCGAGAAGCTACTCGCCCCGTACAAGCCGGCCAAGTCGTCCGCCGTGGCGTTTGGTGCCGGAGTCGGGTTCGGTGGTGGCCTCGGGTTCGCGGAGAAGACGCCTGACCCACTCGCCGATGTCAAGTACTCCGATGATCTGGAAAAGGATTGTCTCGCCGAGTTCGCCGCCCTGCACAGGGCGCTGGTTTCGGCTCGCAGTCCCAGGAAGCTCGTGGAGCCGACCGATTCCGAACACTGGTTCGCTATCGCGTTCCCCTTGCGAGACGACAAGGACTCTTTCCTCGCCGAGTACGGTCTTCGCAAGCTCGGCGACAAGTACTTGGACGGCATGGCCGTCGCTCGGAAGCTGGGAGGCGAGTTATGAGGCGAGTCCGTTACGCGAGCACCAACGATATCCGTTATGCGGGGTATGGGCGTCGCTCTCCCGGCTCGCCCGGTGGCGGTGTTTCCGCTTTGCGAGTGAGCACGTCCCGTTCCGCGTCTCGATCCAGCGGATCGTGAACCGGTAAGCCGTTTTTTCGTTCAAGCCGTCCACATGGGGCGGCTTTTCTGTTGAGAGGTGATTTTCATGCAGCGCGGTTCCTCCTCGGCCTCCCGTTCGTCCAGCAGCGGGAGTGGCGGTAATTCATCTCGTTCGCGTTCGAGGGGGTATGCGCTTTCCGGCGTCGGTTTCTCGAAAGAACGAATATCCCAGTACCGCAGACAGGGCTTCTCCGACGAACGCATCTCGAAGATATGGCAGGACACCATCAAAACGAGAGCATTAATGAAGAAACGCAAGGAACAGGGAGTCAATGATCTTGAAGCCGGTGTCTCCCAGTCTTGGAAAGTCGCGGACGCCAAGAACTCTCGCATGGTTTTAAAGCGCGTTGCCGAAGGGCGTAACTTCGGCCGAGACGTGAGCCTGCGGCAGTACTGACCTTCCCCATAACGATGTTTCCCCTTGTTTACCCAAATTGTGAAGGAGGTGAATCATGCGAAACCTGTTCCAGCGTGCCGGCAATGCGGTGCGTAACGTTGCCGGTCGTATCCGCAGCGCTTTTCTCGCGGAGGCTCGCGTTCCTCCGGCTCCTGACATTTAGATTCGAGGTGATCCAGTTGGCCAAGACCACGACAGCACAGCCTAACCTGCCTGACGGCATCGAATGGCCCAAGGCGACCATGCGATGGTGGAAGCATCTGGCTTCCACCCCCGGCGCGGACTCGTGGACCGAGGCCGACTGGGACAACCTCATGAACGCCGCCCTGATCCACGCGGACATCTGGGGTTCCGGCAATTTCGCCAGCGTGCCCATACTGAACAAGCTGCTGCAGGATTACGGGATCACGCCAGCCGCACGCAGCCAGATCACGCAGGCGAAAGTGAAACAGCAGGAGCGGCATACGCCGCTTGACGAGATAGCCGAACGACGGAAGCTGAGGGTGATCGAGGGTGGCAAGGCGAAGAGGCGTACAGGAACCTAGCTTCGCTCTGGTTCCCAAGCACGCGCAGTCCGAGGGAGGCGAGGCGTGCGCGCTCGCCGCCGGCTACGACATGAAGCCGGATAAGTGGCAGCGTATCGTGCTTGATGGGTGGCTCGCCACGGATTCGAAGCTGCAATGGGCGGCGTCGGATTGCGGGTGCGCGGTGCCGCGCCAGAACGGCAAGAACGCGATTCTCGAGTTCACGGAGCTGTACCTTGCCGCGATCCTCGGTATGAAGATCCTGCACACGGCGCATGAGGTGAAGACCTGCCGCAAGCATTTCCTGCGCATGAAATACTACTTCGAGAACGCGCGCAAGTTCCCCG